AGTGCCAATTTGGTGAAACGCAGTGGCTGTAGGAATCGAAATAGCAGCGGAAGAATTTGTTACAGTCCCAATCGTCAGCCTCGTCGTTCCATCCGTCTGCAACTCCAGTGCCCTAGCACTGCCAGTCCCTGCTTTCTCAGTGCCGATCCTTAATACGTTAGATGCCCATTCGAGCTTGCCGCGTTCGTAGTTTAAGGCATCGCTAAAAGTGTTGTAGAGGTTGAAACGCTGTGCATTTGTGCTGTTGCGCTGCTCAATCAAATTTGTCCCGCCGACAAGCACACCAGACGTGCCAAGCGTTAAACCGGAAAAAGTCGGCGTATTACCAGTGCCTAGACCCAAATTCGTCCGTGCAGTTGCTGCGTTGGTGACATCGCTCAGGTTGCTTGCCTTAACCAGCAGACCGCTCAAGTCCTGGTCGCCGGTGTTCGTGCCGCTTGAAGTGCCCGAGAACGTGCCGGATTGCGTTGCGAGTGTACCAAGACCGATGAACGTCCTAAACGACGATGCCGCCGACAGTGCATCGGTTTTGATTTGGCTGAGGTCAATCGACGTTGCGGACATGGTTCACTATCAATTCAGAGTAATAACCTGTTCGCGGAACAAACCGCGGAACGCGTGGAGGTCGGAGACACTCATGCCGCGAGATCGCTGCGGCGCGTCGCGATACGGATGGAACCGCTCGAACGGCAGCGGTCGCGATTTCGGATCGCGGTAGTTATTGGCGGCTTGACACAGCAGCGACGCCGTGTGGTCCCAGCGTTCGCAGCGGACCGCGTCGACCATCCACATCAGCTCGCGGAGACTGTAGGGACCGGACTCAAGTCCGACGATGGCGGCAAGTCGGTAGCAGATTTCCCAGAGGGACTTGGCTTGGTCAGCATCTGGTCCAGGGTCGCCAGCTGGGCCGCGATCCCCTGCTCGATCAGACCGTCCCGAATCGCGTTCTGGATCCGCAGGACCGCTTGTTTCTGCGCCGCTCGGTTGCCGTCGATCAATTGACGCAGAACCGCGCGGCGATCGCGCTCCGGGAGGAAATCGACCACCGCCGTCTCGAACGCGAGGACCGCACCCTCAAGCACGTCACCGGCAAGCGATTCGCCAAACTGGATGTCGGTCACGTTGCGCGCGTCGGCAGCGGGTTTGACAATCGCGTAGAGGACGTCAACGAATAGGATGATGTCATCGTGCAGCGCGGCCAGCTGGCGCGGGTCGGCGAACAGCTTCCCCAGATCGACCGTGGTCAGATCACGTACGCGTCGCAGCGTCGCGACGTCGAGCCGCAGCGACCACTCGCGTCCTTCGGTGTCTCGGAATGTCGCGGCCATGCTATTCTCCGATCACTAGCGTGATGGTTCGCAGGGCCGACTCGGACGAGCCGGAGACGACCTTGACGAACTTGCACGGTTCCATCACCTGGCGTTTCAGCGCGACGTATCGCGAAGTGCCGACGTTGACGCTGTACTGCGTTGCCTCGTCGTAGAGGGGCCGGAACGTCGAGCCGTCGATGGACCCCTCGAATGTGAACGCGGTGCCGGTGAGGGCGGCGGGGGTGACCAGGCCGAGACAGTACATCGTCGCGGGCATGGTGGCGGAATCGGACGTGGTCCCCGCGTTGGGGATCGTTACCGTGAGCGATTGCAGAAATTTTGCCATGATAAAATTGGATCAGAGGATCCGATAAGAGATGACCGCGTCGCGGGCGATGGTGAAGGTCTCGACGTTCGGGTCGTTGGCGATGGATCGTCGCTTGGGTGGTTTGGTGTAGTCCCAGACCGCGATCACGAGATCGGTTTTCGTACGCTTGACCAACCGGCCCCAGACGAAAAAAACGATGGTCTCGGCGCCGTGGGCGTGATCGCGGAATTCGATCTCGAGAATGTCGCCGAGTCGCATGGTTGGTCTTTGCTAGCCGAGCGGCGCGAGCCGCCGGGTGGAAGTGTGGCAAACGTGGCGAGGTTGCGAGCGTGGCGAGGTGGCGAGCGGTTCAACCCGGGGGCTTGCGCCCCTCGGCTATAATTAGTTGGCGGCGACGGTCAACCACGCTGGCTCGACAATGGTGCCGCTCACCTTGACGCGAGCCAGGTCGACCTTGATGTCGACCTTGACCGCACCCTCGAGCGGTTGATCGACCACAAACTCGGTGATGATTCCCGGGAACGTCAAACCCTGCGAACCCTTGGGACCTGGAACTGCGGGTGGTCCCGCGGAGGTGGTGTTGAGGTTGTCCAGCACGGCCCAATGCCACACGGTCCGCGCCAGGAACGCGGTCCGCAGCGCGGTGATTTGCGTGTCGCCGACATCGCCGTTCCACAAATAGCCGAACGTCAAGCTCAATTCGGTCAGGGTCGGCAGCTTGGCTTTGAAGTTGCTGATGCGGCTGGCAGCGTCGGTCGTGCCGGTGGTGACCGACAGATTGACGTCTTGCGCCTCGGTGATCAGCACGGAGTTGGAGATGGTAAACGTGGTTGCGAGTGTTGGCTGGTAATACAGTTTGCACTCGTTGCCAGCTAGTGGGCCGATGTTTGCGGGCATGCGTGGGGCCTCTCAAAAAATGGTAGCTATCGTCGCCAGACGATGGTTTACGTAGTCATTCGGTAGGTGAGTGTGATCACGGAACGAAATACAGAATGCTGTTCCAGCGCGGCGATGTCGTACAACTGCGTCGACGATTCGACGTAGGTCGCGCGGTAGGTCGCGCCGGTGATCACGGACGCTAGCGCCAACCGCTGCTCGATGTCGTTGGTCAGGTCGATCAGTGCCGTGAAGCGAGCGGAGTCGGCGGTCGCCGATTGCATGATCGCGACCTGGACCTGCAGCTCGCGTTGCCGTGAGGCGCGGGATGCGATGGTCGTGGTTCGGGATCGCGGGGCAAGGACGATTTTTAGATCGTCCAAATCCGCGGGTTCGAAGCGGGGCAGGTAGTCGATGGTGACGTCATCAGCGACGATCGGGCCCAGGTCGTCCGGCTTGGCGATCGAGCCCGAGACGATGAGGGTCTGCATGTCGTCGAGGATCAGGCGGTCGACAGCGACGGGCATGGTGGGCTACGGTTGTTTTTTCGTGTGGATGCGGAGGATCGATTGGCCGGGATCGCTGTACCGCCATGGTCGCTCGCCAGTCATCGAGTGGACGAGATAATGATCGCCGTCGTCGGTGATGATGTCGCCGTCTCGCGGCATGTCGGAGAACGGAAACGTGTCGGCCTTCAGCAAGTAATCACGGGCGATGGTCCGATGGATGATCCCCTCGGCATCGCTGGCTTCATACGGGGTGGATCCGCGGATGGCGGTCAGCCCCGAGATCGTAGTCATGCCTCGCGAGTAGGTGATCGGGACCGACGCGTGGGTGTTGATGATCGACGCGAGAGCTGCGGTTGCGTTCTCGAGAATTCCCATCGTTGGTTTCCTACGACGATGCGATAGCTACTTGCAAATACAATCGCAACAGGTGCAGCATTTGCCGAGCGAGTCGCTGGCATCTTTGCCGCAGTGCATGAGGCAGTGCTCGCAACAATCGCATGGCATGGTTGTCTCGATGCACGGGCATCGATCGGGGTGGTTGCATCCGCCACTGCAGAATGCAGCAGCGATGACAACCGTGATCCATTGCGCGGGCGAGCAGAATCGTCGGCAAATCATGTTAGGCGACCTGTTCAACGTAGCTGAGCAGCACGTCCACGTGGGTAGCCGTTGCGACGTTGGATCCCGTCTTGCCAATCGTGATGGCGGTGTTGACGTCGTTTTCGACGAACGATGCACCGTCGGCGAGTACGGCGATGTTGGTTGCACCGGCTCGGGCGACGGTGTTTTGCGTCAGGCCAGCGACCGCAGCGGCGACGAGCTTGACACCCGCGGCCGCTTGCGTGGCGAGGATGTCCACCGATGTCGCGGTCGCAGCCGCTCCACCGATCGAAATCATGATTGCATCGACCATGCGGTATTGGATACCAGCCTTGGCAGGCAGGAGAGTCAGACCAGCGTTGATTTCGGCGATGGTGCAACGTCGGCGGAAATGCTTGACGGTGCTGTTGACCGGTTCGGTTTCGCCGTGTCCGTTGAGTTCAACGTCGACTGTGGCAACACCGTTGCCGGATGCAGCGACTGCCAGGCCGATCACGATCGAGCCCGAGGCAGGGTTGCCCGCATCGAGCACGGTTACGACTTTGGTGCTGGTGTTGTAGCTGATACGATCACCCGCGGCGATCACTTCAGAGGCGCTGGACTTGCTGCAGCGGACGACACCGGCGACGCGGACGGTTCCTGTCTCGCCGTTGAGGATCCCGCGTTGGGCCTCAACGTAGCCGACCAGTCGATCGGGAGTGAGAACCAGGTCACCGCTGAGCAGATTGGAGCCTGCGGTCACGGTGCGGAGTTCGGCAGACTTTACATAATCGGGCATTGCTTGGAGTCCTTACAGCAAATACTTGGGTTACTTGGTCCGCTTGCGCCGCGGTGCTGGCGGTTCGGGAACGGGTTCGGGAATGGGTTCGGGGATTGAGGAAACGACGGGTGTTGCCGATAACTCTGGTACAGATTCTAAAACTGGCTCGACGATCGGCTCAGCAACGGGTTGCGCGACTAGCTCGACGACTGGCTCCGAGTGGACCGGTACGATGGCGACCGGCTCGTCGTCGTCGACGGGCTCGCCCCACATCCAATGCACGATCGCGTCGCCGTTCGCGCCGATCGCATCGGGATCGATGATGGATCCCGACGGGTACGGTACGCCGTCAAAATAGACCGTGGTATTGAGTTTGATTTTCATGGGTCGCCTTACGCGTTAAATCGATGGAATCCGCGCCAATCGAGGGCGGTCGCACCGACGTAATGTCGCACGTCGATCGCGAGTCCAAACTCGCCACCGGTCAAGGTCTCGGACCGAACGACTGGGGTTCGGCCGGCGCCTTGCAGGTAGGTGACTTCGATCGTTCGGGCCTTGTCGCTGACGCCGTAGTATTGCGTCGCGGATCCAGCGTGCGATGCACCGGTGATTGGGTTCAGGATGCCGGTCGACAATCGCGGCTCGCTGACAGGGGTGATCCCGTACTGCTTGATCGGGTTCATGTCACCGAGTCCACCGTCGTTGCTGATCACGACCGAGTAGCACAGCTGCACGGCCGAGTCGGCCAGGTCAGGCGGAACCAACAGGTGCGTCATCGGCAGATCGAGGTTGGCGTCGCCATCCTTGCGCTTGCGAATGTTAGCGATCATCTCGGACAGGGTCGCACGGGCCAGCGCCTTCGACGACGCGCTGGTGTTGCCGTCGGTGACGTTGAACAGCGCGCGGCCGGTCACCAACAGGTTGGGATTGCTGAGCAGAACCATCGCGACCATCTCGGGTCGAACGCGACCAGCGGCGAGACCGAAGTCGCGCGGGGTGTCCTTGAATTTGCTGAAGTTGTCGCCAAGGACGTCGGCCTCGTCGATTTTCATCTGACGCGAAAAGCGATAGACCTGAGCCTTTTCGCTCGTGACCACGCGACCGGTGTGGGCCGCTTCGCCACCGACGGGATGATAAACCAGCGACTGGGCCGCTTGGGTCCGGTTGCGGTTGTGTTGCTCGAGGTCAGGGTTCTCATCTTCGGAGCACCAGCCTTGGCTGAAGTCGTCGACTTCGGCGTAGGATTCGAGCATCTTTGCGCCGATCGTCGCACCGAACAATGCGGCAGCGGAACCGGTGCTGAAGGCTGCTTGGATCATGTCCATGCGACCGGCTGGGACGTCATGGCCGCGAGCCTTGAGACTCAATCGGCATGCGTCGACGAGGGATAGGTCGGCGACTGCGTGACCGTTGTCCATAGTCCGTTGACGGATCGGATCGTTGAGGCCGGCCTGCAACCACTTGGGAAGCTTGGCCTTGACCCATCGGTTTTCAAATTGCGCGGTGTCGAGATCGCAACCCGCGCGGAGCAGCATCCCGGCTTGCAGCACGTCAAGGGATTGCCGCTCGTCGCGCGAGTGAGAGTGGATGGCGGGCCCGCGAGGGCGTGAGTCGCGGGTCGCCTCAAGATCCAAATGACGTCGGGCCTCGAGTTCGGTTTTGTCTTTGTCCCAGCCGTTGGCGATCGCATGCGCGGCGAGATCGACGTTCTTTCCATCGATGCTGATTTGTGGGCTGCCGAATTTGGCGCACAGGTCACGGACCTGGTTGGATCGCTCCACCTCGGCCGCGAGGGCAGCGCGGTAGGTGGAGACTTCGGCGGCGGCGAGATCGATGGGCGAGTGGGCGTTTGCCATGACGGGCTTTTCCTTTTCGGCGTCAGACATTGGGGCGGGATCCGGCGCGCCGGACTTCATTGGGGCGGGACCGTACCCGCCGGCATCCATGCCTAGCGGGGACGGCGGAGGAGTTTCAGGAGAGTCGCTCGGCTCGATCGATTCGGCGTAAGCCATCTGCAGAGCCTGCAGCAGTTCGGGAGATGCGGCGGCGGGATCGACGCCGAGGGATTGGCAGTAGGATGCGAAGTCTGGGACCATGGGCGTGGCTTGGCTCGCGGCGATGGAGATGGTGGCGGAATCGTCGCCGGGGATGGTGACGAGGGAGATTTCTTTGAGGACCGATCGTTGGACCCAGAGTGCTGGACCTTTGACGATGCGTCCGTTGATGCTGGCCGTTTGACCGGCTTGGAGCGTGGTGTAGGAAACGATCTTGACGCCAACCGATGGGCGCCATGGGAATCCCTGCTTGGCCGACTCCACGATCTCGGAGGTATCGCTCGAGTTGACCGAAAAAACACCGGAGCAAACCAATCGCGTGCCGTCGTTGTCCACAGACACGGAATGACCGATTGGCTTCCCCTCGTCGTGGTCTCGGTGAATGGGATTCGTGCTCACCGAGTCCAGACCTGACAAATCGACGTACACCGGTCCGTTCCATGCGATGGCCAACTTGGGAAACATCGGGCCACCCGTGTACGCAATCGCGTTAAAACGCGGCAGCGTTGGAGCGTCCGACCCATCCATGGCACACAACGACAGAGGCTCACCGGTGGCTCGCAGGTCGAGCCCACGATCCTCGGCGGCGTGGAGCCGATCGCGATTTCGGGCGAGGCGCTTCTCGCGTCGTCGCCGGGTCCGCTCAAGGCGTTCCCGTGTGGTCGATTTGGTCATGCAATCGACCTTACCACCACCCCCTAAAAACCCGCCCAACGGCTGTTACAAATGGGGATCGCCATCTCTGAAGTAAACGCCGTTTATCTTTGGCAGTAGCTATCACCGCCAGGTGATGGCCATCGCTTGGCAGCGATAGCTACATCCATCGCTTGGCAGCGATAGCTACGTTGTGGCGCGGTGCCAATGGTCGTCGGTGACCATGGCATACGATCGCATCGCGACGGCGGCGCTGTTGCCAACCCATTGCGACGCGGTGGCGAGTCCATACTGCTCAATCAATTCCGTTTCGCGGGTGGCTCGCATCGAGTGCCACGGCGCACGCCATGGCGTGACGCCGGCGATCGCCATCAGGATGAGCAGCCGACCTGCCATCGCGGAATCGCTGCCGTCGAGCAGATCGTCGCACAGCGGGACATCGCGCGGATGACGCTCGAGGGCCGCGGCGATCTCGGGAAATAGCGGGATGGTCCGCGTGGTGTTCCGTTTGTGGTCGCAGATAGCGATCCGTTTTCGATCCCAGTCGATCGCGTCCCAGGTGAGTGACCTCAGTTCCGACGGGACGCGGATCCCACCGAATCGGCTCATGGCGATTGCAACCGCCATCGAGGGCGTGGCGATCTCGATCAGTTTGGCCGCAACACCGATCGGGACAAAATGCTTTTCGCGGACGTTGATCTTGATCGATAGCTCCCGAGCGGGATTGTCGGTGATAAACTTGCGATCGATGCACCAATGGAAAAACGCGCGCCATCCTGCGGCGATCTTGCCACGGGTCGATTCGCCCACGGTGAGGGACTCGTGGCATTCGGTGACATCCTCGGTCGATACGCGATCAATGGGTCGCTGGTCAAGTGTTTCTCGCAGCAGTTCAAGCGACCGTTGCCGATCGTTCCAGGTGGCGAGTGCCAACCGCTCGCGTGTCTCATGCACGTAGGCATCGATAGCGGTCCCAACGGTGTGGGTCGCGCCGAGGATTGCGGAGAGTTTGCGCCTCAGTGCTGGACAGATTTGGTCCAGCCACCGCACGGTCTGACGCGGCAGCGGGAGGTCGGCGGTCTGTGCGGCGAGGATCTCGTCGACATGACGCTGGACCGCGACCGCGTCGGCCTCGGGGATGTCCCCCAACCAAATCGATTTGCGACCGGTGGCCGTGTACGCTCGCAGCCGCCACCCGGTGCGTGACTTGGTCTCACGCGTCAGGGATGACATCGGCCGCGTCGGGTTCGGTCTCTGGCTCGAACTCGTCGAGCAAATTGTCGATCGTCTGCTGAGTCAGTCCGATCGACCCATAGAACACGCGAGCGCGTTGGACTGTCCACTCACCGGACTTGACTTTGTTGAGCCCGTCATCGATCGCGGCCATCTGGCGCTTGAGCTGCTGGCGAGACAGGTTCGCAAACTCGCCAGGCGGTGGCTCGGCGCTTGGCACCACTTCGCCATCTGGCCCGATTGGTGCCTCGGCTGCGGCAGGTGCCGGTGTGCCATCAGGTGTCACGCTGCCGGGCTTGATCGGGTCGACGATCGAATCGATCATGGCCGAGTCCATCGTTGGGAACGCGGACGCGATTACCGCCTTGGCCGTGTCGGGTGGCATAGTGCCCATGGCGATCGCGTTGACGATCTGCACTAGGCTGGCGACCTGGGCACCATTGAGCGCGGATTTCGCGACGTCGTCGACCGGTGCCAATGGATCAGCATCGGTGGCGATCGGTGCGTCGGTCGGCTCAGGTGCGTTGGGATTGACCCACCCCTCCTCGTCGAGCTGCTGCGCGTGCGACTCGGGGTCGATGTTCTGCTCGATGAGGTATTGTTGCCGCGTCTTGAGTCCGGCATCGATCAAGCGGATGTTGGCGTCGGCGACTTCGCTGGGGTTCACGTCGCGGTTCGGTGGCCATCGCCACACGTGCGGTATCTCGTCCATCGGCTCAAGTGCCGGCAGGTAGCCTGTGAGCATCAGGGCCTCGTCGAGCCACCATTCAAAAATGCGGTCGAGACATTCGATCTCCCATTGGGAGCGTTCAACGCTGATCGCTTCGTAGTACGTTTGATGATCGAGGCGGCCGCTGCTGTAGTTGTATTTGGACGAGTCCGCCAGGGCCTTGTTGCTGGGCATGTGGACGCAGCGAGCGATCTCGTTGAGGATCGCATTGCGGAATCCTTCGTAGGTGGTCGTCGGTTGCTCGGGCTTAAATTGCGTCAGATCCCAACCGCGTGGCAGCGAGACCATCATGCCGCGATCGATTTGGACACCATCGAATGGGTCGATGTCGTCGATTCCATCGGTCGATGAGTCGAATGCGTTGGATTGCGTTTTGAGGACCGCGCTGAAATCGGCGGCGTTCTCGGCCGCTGCGATCACGGCGAGCGTGTAGCGTCGCAGCTGAGCGAACAGAGGCAGGGCCGGAGTCATCTCGGGGATGCCACGCTGTTGACCAGGTCGCTCGGAGCGGAACAGGTGGATGAGATCCTCGGGCGCGATGGTCTCGTAGTCCCAGGCTTTCCATGGCCACACGTCGCCGGGGTGACCTTTCAAGACATGGTACTCGATGGGCTGGCCCCATTCATCGAAGATGATGCCGTCGACCTGGTTGGGGAACCCGTCCATGTAGTTGGGGGTTGCGAGCATGTCGGCTTCGATGACGCGAACGTCGAGCTGCACCGGGTTGCGGGATCGGCGGTTGTTCCCCTTGAGGATGACCGTCTCGCCGTCGACCAGTTTGGCCAGGCGTGCGGTACGCAGTTTGTCGGCAAGCTTGACGTCTTTGCACCACTTGCGCCATCGCTGCTCGATGGCTCGCGATGCTGCAGGATCGGGTAGCATGACCTGCAACGATGGGCCGGTGCTGATGGTGTCGTTCGCAAGCGTGAGGGCGATCCCCTTGGCAAACGAATTGGACTCGAGGATCTCGTAGCGCGATCGCTGGCGCAGGGTTTTGCGGACGCTCGACGAATTGGCCGCAGCGGCAGAGTGATGATCGGCCCAACGCCAATGCTTGGCGGAGTCCTTGGTCTCGGCGGCTGCGTCGTACGATGCGCTGAGCGAGTCGCGGCGGGCGCGTTGCATCGCTAATCGATTGGCGACATGGATCGCCGCGGTGTCGATGGTTTGGCCGTACTGGTCAAGGATTGGCATGTGGGCGACTCGCTAGAAAAAACAACAGAGCACCACCAAAGATGACGGCCGCGGTGGAACCGAACAGGATCCCCAGCAGGATGAGACCGAGGGACGCACCAATGGCAATTTGCCGGCCGGTTGATTTGCCGATCCACTGAAGGGCAATCCCGACGATGGTGGCCCACCAGCTCACGATTGGCCTCGAGCCGAGCCGGGGATCAAGCGAGAAAACAACAGACCGCGCCGA